TACGCCACCGTATGGGTTTTGGTTATTGGAGTCTGAGCCGATATCTCAAATACAAAGTTAAAAAAGCCGCTGATTTTTTGTTTCAGTTTGAACGTAATCTTGCTACCTACTGCAAGAAGCGTGGCTATGATGGGGTTATCTGCGGACACATACATCACGCAGAGATCAAAGAGATAGATGGCATAATGTATATGAATGATGGCGACTGGGTTGAAAGCATGACTGCTTTGGTTGAACATCATTCAGGCACATGGGAAATAGTAACCTGGACCAAGGAACACGACAATGTGGATACTGATACTGTTGGCAGTGAACATAAACAATCCAAACGACATACCAGGAAGAGTAAGCATTGAGTTTGCTACCGAATCTGAATGTGTGCGGGCTCAGTCTACCGTGCAGTCCTGGTTGAAATTTGATTCTTTCCGAGTGACCACCAAATGTCAAAAACGATCTTAATAATAACTGACAATGTCCCAGATCAAATCAACGGCGTGGTCACAACTTTCAAAAACCTGGAAGATCACGCTGATAGCAACGGGCATCGTATTGTATATATTGATCCCGGGCAGTTCCCTAATATTGCTTGCCCTGGTTATGCTGAAGTTCGTCTGTGCTGGCCGCACGGTATCAGCAAAAAAATTAAGGCGCTACAGCCGTCGTATATTCACATTGCGACCGAAGGACCAGTAGGCCTATTTGCCCGCTGGTGGTGCGAACGCAATCATGTTCCTTACAACACCAGCTACCACACAGACTTTGCCAAGTTTTTGAAACGAATGTATCATGTGCCTGAGTCCTGGACCTGGTGGTATCTGCGTTGGTTCCACAAAAACAGTCATCGGGTACTGGTCACTACAGAAAGCATACGGCAAGACCTATTGGTACGTGGGTTTGACAATTTGCGTGTGTGGACTCGTGGAGTAGACCGAACCATATTCAACAGCACTCATCGTGGAGAAACTGTGGCAGGCCGTCCCATATTATTAAGTGTTGGTCGGGTCAGTGTGGAAAAAGGCCTAGATGATTTTTGCCGGTTAGACATGCCCAATGCTACTAAAATTGTAGTAGGTGATGGTCCATACCGACGAGAACTAGAACGCCGGTATCCTGACATTGTTTTTGCAGGTGCCAAACGAGGAATCGACTTGGTTCGTTACTATGCCCAGGCCGATGTGTTTGTTTTTGCCAGTCGAGCAGATACCTTTGGTGTGGTCAATATCGAAGCACTAGCCTGCGGAACTCCGGTTGCGGCTTATCCAGTGCCTGGACCCAAGGATATTGTTGAACCTGGACTTACTGGATTTCTAAATGACCATTTACGGTTAGCAGTGGAGCAGTGCTTGACCTTGGATCGTGCGGATGTGGAAACGGCCAGTTTAAAATGGACCTGGGCCGAATGTTGGCGTATATTTGAGGAAAACTTAGTAGACTGTTCTGTGGCATAAAAACAACACATTTAAAGCCCGGTAAAACGGGCTTTTTTACGGGTTTACCAAAAGGTTGACCCAAAATGCCCGATTTGTTATACTAGCATTATAGTGAATAACAAGGAGCAGAAAATGAGCAAACTTACAGCATACACTTTAGAAATTTACAAAAAAGACCGCAGAATCAAAGAAGGTCAACGATTGGTTGAGAAGAAGGACTTCTGCCCAGTTACCCAGGATTATATCCAAACGGTGGTATCGGACAAGATTGCACAGGGTTTCGTTGTCAAACTGTTTGAAACCTTTGTGACCCGTACCAATCTCATGGGCGGTAAAGAGTATCAGGAACGCTACGATACACCACGTTTTTGTAGCCCAAGTAGTGAAGCATATTGGTCCATGTGAGGTTAGCGGGCACTAACCTGCCCGGTTGACCAAATAAGGCATTTAGGGTATAATAGTTACATACAGTCGAAAAACGGAGCAGAAAATGACCAAAAAACATTTTGTAGCAATGGCAAAAGAAATCAGCCAAATGCCTAACAAGGCAGACGCATTAACCGTGGCAATTGCATTTTGCAAAGTGGCTGCCATGGTAAACCCAAGATTTGACCAGGCTCGTTTTTTAACCGCATGTGGAGTTTAATATGACTGACATCAACAACATCATCCAAGTTAATACAATCGTGAACGAAGCCAAACAGGCCGCCCGCGAAGCTGCCGAAAAATACTTCCAGGAGAAGTTGGGCGGTGTAGATCAATTTGCGTGTGGTTTTGCCTGGGTCGACATTTTTGGTGTCAAAGGCAACACCCGTCTTGGCAAGGCTTTCAAGGCCGCAGGCATTCGTAAATCCTACACCGGTTCATACCAAATCTGGAATCCAGCAGATATGCCGGTGCAGAATGTGGATACCCTTGAAGCAGGCGCCGAAGCAGCCGCTCAAGTGTTCAAGAAATACGGCTTTACAGCCTATGCTGGATCAAGGTTAGACTAATGACCCTAGATCAAGCTCTGGCAGAAATCATGACCTACAGTGTGGCCCATGGTACGGATAGTCTTGGTGCCATTGAGTTGATGGTCAGGAACTATCGTACCTTGCCGGTTGAGCAACGCCTGGCAGTCAACGTGTTTATGGCCGCCACAAAGGAACCTGCGTGAGCAAGAAAACCCGCGACTCAATTGATGCTATAGACGCAGATCTTGTTTGGTCAGCGGCCTGTACAGCATATCGTATCAATGGTGGTTATCTCAAAGAGCCAGAAATGATTGGCGATCAAGTGATTCGCCCTACCAACCGTGACCTTGTGCGTAGAGCATTGGATCAAGATGGGTTGATTACCGATGCCGACCGCGAGCTGGCCCGGAACTGTCGTAGACATATGGCCGCAGCCGTAACCTTGCAAGCTCTTCGATCCGAACTGGGTGAGTGGTCACGAATTACAGCCCGGGTGTGTGATCTGAGCCGGATCACCAGCATGTATGACTTTTCGGTTATCACAGCCATGCCACACAGTTATGTCAAGCAATTGAAAAAAGAATCCGTGGATGCTAGGCTAGCTCGTTGCGACGGACTAGTTGGCAAGCCGGGTGACAAGGTCGAATTGGCCATAGAGGTTGTGCGTAACAATTACAGTGCCAAGTACAATACATGGTTTGTGTCAGCCGTTACCACAGACGACCATGCGGTGTTCTTTGCTTATCGAGAAGAGATTCGCCCAGAAAGTACTCTAAATATACGTGGCACCATCAAACGACACACTGATTCTGCCACTCAACTCAACCGTGTCAAACTTGTGGAGGTATCAGCATGAAAACTATTGCAGTGTTTATCTTTGGTTTCATAGTGGGCTCAATTGGTCTCACCGGAACCATCAATTTGGTCAACAATGGTCTGAATCATGTGCAGGCCGTGAGCAAAGAATCTGCCAAATAATGTCGTTTTGGCAAACCCAATATAGCAATTATGGTTGACATTCGAACAGATTTCAAGTATAATGGTTATTGTAGTAGGTAGTAAATTTTAATTTAAACTAGTAAGGCAACACTTAGAAAGGCAACACCATGTCACAAGACAAATTATTTACAGTAGCAGGTACAGCAACAAATCCCAACGGCACAGTTAAGGCTCGTTTCGCTAACGATTTGGTAGCTCGTATTAAGATTTTGAACAAGGCAGGTTGCACTGCAATCAATTTAATTGAGCTCCCAAGCCCAATGACCAAATTGCAAGCTCTCCAACATTTGCAAAGCGTTGGTATCACTGAAGGTGATGCTGGTTACGCAGTAGCAAACAAGTTGGCTGAGAAGACCAAGCTCGCTAAGAAAGGCGAAGTAAAAGTCAGTGGTGCAAAGGTCAAGGCATCTGCCAAAGCAGAAAAAGTAACAGCCTAATACCCAGGGGCAACCATAAGTCCCCTGATATTTGTTTTGCTATTGGAAGCCATGGGCTTGATCAGGCCTGAGTAACTATAGAGATAAGATGTAAACTCGAGTAATGCATATGATCTATAGCAAATAGTCCGATAGCAAAACAAATATTTTTAACCAAGGAGAAGTAAATGAGCAAGCCAGTATTTCAAGACCTGTTTAAATTTTCAGGGCGTCGTAATCGTCAAAGTTACATTTATTTGTTGCTGTCACAAATTGGCGCATTGATTGGCCTCAGTATTGTAGCCGTGATTGCAACAGCCATGATTGCTTCGGTGGCACCCTTGGCATATCTATTGTTGATTGCAGTAGTGGCTGGATTTGTTGCGGTGTTTGTCAGCGGCTGGGCCAGCGGTAGTCAACGAATTCGTGACTTTGGTCATTCAGGAGTATGGATTTTGCTGACATTGATCCCATATGTTGGATGGATTGTCAGTTTGGCCATCATGTTTGTACCCAGTAGCGAAGGCGAAAACCGTTACGGCGCCAGCTGTATCTAACAGTTGATTTGACCAAGCAATAAAAGCGGCTTTGGCCGCTTTCTCACGATAAATTATTATATGCTCGACGATCTAAAATTAGAAGAAACTCTTCGCCTGAACATATTAAATCTTATGTTGGTGTTGTATGATTGCGGGATCAAGGAAATACACCTTGGCGGACTCATGCGTATTCTTGGAGTAAGCAATGAAGTGTCTGCTACCTACGACGACCAGCTGGTCGAAGTTGATGAGGATTTTGCTAAGTATGTAGAAGCTATCAATGAGCCTAGGCCCACCGATCAAACTCTACATTAGAATGACCTTACCAATATTTAAAAGCGGTGATCCTTTATACATTGTAATTGTGCGTGACCTAGATGCTCGTACCAAGTTATCTAAATGGATTACCACAAGCCGAAGCATACAAGCCCGAGTGGAAGACAACCGTATGCATATTTTTGATCACAATACCTTGAGTTTATTCATGGTAACCTGGGAAAATGGTTGGAACAATTTGGTCATATGGGATCCTTGGGCAAAACGGCATATAAACCTTTAATTTTCTTGACATACTAGGCAAATAGTATATAATTAACAGTGTGCTACGGCACTTTATAATAAAGGAAATTAAATGAGCAATCATGAAACACTAAAAGCAGCATTCGACACATACATCGCGGAAAATGAAAAATTTACAAGCAAAGGTGTAAAAGCTTCGGCCGCACGTGCTCGCAAGGCCCTGCAAGAGATGAGCAAGGCCATTAAAGAGCGCCGCAAAGAAATCACAGCAGAGAAAGAAGCATTGGCCGCCAAGTAACAATGGGTCATATAATTTTTCCACCCAAGGAAGAACTAGCCGATGATAAGTCGGCTAGTACACCTACTTACACTTTTTCCAATATTAGCCCGGTTCTTAATAGTGGATCTATATCAGCACCTGGCGTGACGTTTACCACAGGAACCACCTTTTCCAGTCCTTGGGCCAACACTGCCAGTCCATGGTTGGGCAATGGCATTACCAGTGATCCTGCAGGAACCGGACGGTTAAAACTCACCGGTGAAGGTGCTGATGTTGAAATCAATGGTAAAAGTCTTTCAAAAACAATTCAAGCTCTGGAACAACGATTAAACATGTTAGTTCCAAATCCTGAGCTGGAAACAGAATGGGAAGAACTTCGCAAGTTGGGTGAACAATATCGTGCTTTAGAAGCTAAGTTAACGGAACAAGGCGAAATGTGGACTAAATTAAAGGCCATGCCGCCACCTGAGATTGAATAATGGAATATGATTGCATTTTGATCAACGGTGATAGTTATTCTGCACCCATGCCTAACCAAAAAGTATATGGGGATTTTTTATCAGAACATTTTAATATTCCGGTAAGAAACTATGCTATTCCTGGCAGTAGCAATCAACGCATACTGAGAAGTTCCATTGAGCATTTACATACAATTAAAGCAGAATTTCAAAATCCCTTGATAATAATTGGATGGAGCTTTGTCCGTAGATTGGAAGTTTGGTATTATGGAAACGAACAAAAAATAATAAAACAAATACCCGATTCTCCAATATCAAGATTTATAACACTTGACCGAATAATCAATGCCGGTGAAGCAACATTAGAACAAAAGGCATTGATCAATGAGGATTTGTTTGTTCATAAACAATTGATGGATTTCTATACAAACTTGTATATGTTTGCACGCATTTTAGAATCTCAAAATTTAAATTATGTTTTTTTCTCAGCAGCAAGAAATACCGATTGCCCTATACATTGTTTTCCTTATATCGAATCTCTGCTACAAGTGAAGTGGGTGGCAAATAATCCAAATATTTTTAAACTACACGATTTTTGTGTAATGCAGTGGGCCAAAGAAAATGATCCAGAATGTCATCCTGTGACCGGACATCTGTCTGAAAATGGTCATAAAAAATTCAGCAATTTTATTTTGAACAATGTATTAGATTGACAAGAACCGATTTGCATGTTATAATAGCTGTATATTATGGTAAAAATGCATGAAAATTTGGTGTTATTTGGGCCTGATTTGCGTCAGGAACTAAGTATTTTAGAGAGTAGAAAACACAACCGGGCTGTCGTTTGTTCGAACAGCGGAGGATTACAATCTAGATCTACTTCAAAACGGATTGGCTTGTGCCGTAAAGCAAGCAGTAGTAAAAGAGGACTTCGGAAATCCTCTTCATTGACAAATGGTATGAGCCCGGGGAGAAACAAAACCGCGCTTAGAGAGTATGGCACTGAGGCCCGAGGTCTTTATCTGTCCTGCGACTTTGTCTATGCGTCCATCCTGGGCACTCCGGTGAACGGTTCACTATAACCGAAAGGAGAAGACATTGAAACTTATCTCAATATCCAACTTAGCAGTAAAAGTATTTTGTTTTGTAGCAGTAACAGCAGCCGTGGTGCATGTGACCAATGTCAAATTGGACACACTCAAAACCACTAACGAAGTAGCTCGACAAGGATTTGTCAGTGCCGCAGATCGTGCCCGACAGTTGGATTGTCTTACCCGTAACATCTATTGGGAAAGTGCAACCGAGCCGTTCGAAGGCAAGGTGGCTGTGGCACAGGTCACCATCAACCGCGTAGAATCAGGACGTTTTGCTCCCGACATCTGCGGTGTGGTATATCAAAAGAATGTGGTTTACGATCGGGTGGTCTGTCAGTTTTCCTGGTTCTGCGACGGCAGTAGCAAGATCCGACCCATTTATCCTGCACACTGGAAAGAGAGTGAAGAAGTGGCCAAAAAGGTTCTGCTGGAAGGCTTCAGACTGCCCAGCGTAAAAAACGCACTTTACTTTCATGCGGACTATGTGAATCCGCGGTGGGGTAAACCTCAGGTAGCAAAATTTGGAAGGCACATCTTTTATGCGGAAAAAATATGATCAAAAATTTAGAAAAATTAGTGAGTGGTTCAAGAATCTGGTTAGAACAACACTTGCCCAAAGTAAGTGCTGAAACCCTGGAGTGGTTGGCAGTAATCTTAATCCATTCAGCAACCATTCCCACCTTGTTGGCACTCATGACCGGACTCAGTGATAATGTACCCAATCTGGACATAGTCATGTTCATGTGGGCTGGACTAGTGCTCCTGTTTTTTAGAGCTGTAGTGTTACGCAACCTGCTGAACATTATCACAATTGGCCTAGGCTTTATTGCACAAGCTGTGATCATGGCCATGATCCTGTTCAAGTAACAGGTTGACTCTAAACTTGCAAGGTGTTATAATTGTAGTATGAATAACACCTGCGAGGTTACGTAATGGCATTTCATCTTGAAGGACCTTGGCTTTCAACCACTGGCAAACCACGTGGCCCTAAAAAGTGGGCCAGTGCCGAAGCCAAGCGAACAGCACAGACTCGCCAGGCCGAATGGGATCGCAAGCTGATTGAATTTGATGCTATGGCTCCTAAGTTTAGCACAGGACCTTACAACAGTCCCAAGAAAACCATTTCTGACTACATGCCCAAAACTCCACCAGGACGTGAAACTGCTCCGGTTACTAGTGTAGATACCGGTTGGATTACCTGTGTTAAAGTTCAAGATAAGGAATATACCGGCACCAAGATTAAAGGTATTGGCACTATGCACAAGTCAAATGCTGTGCCCGTTTTTAGCGATCAGGAAGCAAAAGACATAAGTACGATGAGGAGATAATTAGCCAATTGGGTAAAGAAGATGTGATCAAAATGGAAGGTGTTATAGCAGAAGTGCTTCCCAACACCATGTATAGAGTTCAAATTGAAAACTTTGAAAAACCTGTGCTTGCTAATCTCAGCGGTCGTATGCGCCAAAATAACATCAAAGTGCTAATGGGTGATACTGTGGAAATGGAATTTAGCCCTTACGATCTTGGTCGTGGTCGTATTACACGTCGCCGATAAATATTCTTATGCACTTTAATATACGACAAGATCTAGACTTGCTTGAAGCAACTACTCGTCCAGCCAAGCTGGAAACTACTCCCCTGCCCTACAGCGAAAAAGCACTGGATCCTGTTCTGAGCAAGGCCAGTATCGATTATCATTATGAGCATTTGGCCAAAGGTTATGCCCGACGCTACAACGCCGGCGAAGGCAATGCAGATTTTAACCGTGCCGGATCGTTTTTGCATAACAAATTTTTCCCACAATTACAAGCACCTAAAGGCGCCAATCGTCCCAAAGGTGCTGTGCTAGAACTAATCGAAACCAACTTCAAAACCTATGAAGACTTTAAAGCAGAATTTAAAAAGGTGGCCATGGCCGTCCAGGGATCGGGCTGGGTATATCTTAGCACATCGGGCACGATTAAAACCATCCCAAATCATCAAGTTAGAACAGATATCTGTGTGCTTGTTGACTGGTGGGAACATGTCTGGGCTCTAGATTATCAATGGGACAAAGAACGGTACCTAGATAATATATGGAAAATTATCAACTGGAATGTCTGTAGCGAACGACTCTAGACCGCCCTATCATAGATGGCAAAGCCACGGTGGAAAAACACTCAAATGGCTTGGCACTGACACACAATTACTCTACGATAACAACTGCCACGATCCAGAACAACGAGCTCGTCTTGAACGGGCTGGCTGGTATCCATATTCAGACATAGACTATCAATTCAACTATCACGGATTTAGAACCGATGAGTTTGATTCAAGTCCTAGAATATTGACCTTGGGTTGCAGCTACACACAAGGTGTAGGACTGCATCGGCATCAAATCTGGACCGAAGTGTTGGCCGCACAACTAGGCAAACAAGCGTGGAATTTGGGTGTCGGCGGCGGCAGTTTAGACACTTGTTTTAGGCTGTTAGAATACTGGATTGAGCATCTTAACGTTGAAGCAGTTGTGGTCCTGGTCCCTCACGTTGATCGTGTCGAAGTTGTGTTAAATGATGCCAGAGTCGAAAGTTGTGGACCTTGGACCACGAGCGATTTTATGAAAGACTTCTATAGTTGTTGGATAGATCACTGTGATAATTCTCATATAAATCGTAGAAAAAACGTATTGGCCATGCAACAGATCTGCGCACAACATCAAATCCCTATACTATTTTACTATCCAGAAACCGAATTTTGTGGACGTGGAGAAATTAGTGGCGGCAAAGCTAGAGATTTAACGCATTATGGTGCTGGTATGCACTTGCGTTTGGCACACAAAATTAAAAACGAATTAACAGAGTTACGAACCTAAAACTGCCATAGTACATCTTCTGGTAAATACACATCAGAGGACTCTAATCTATGGCACAACAAATAATCAACGTAGGCACTTCACCCAACGACGGGCAAGGCGATCCTATACGCACTAGTTTTCAAAAAACTAACAGCAATTTTAGCGAATTATACGCACGAGCACAATCATCACCGCCACCGACTTTGGTAGGCAGCATTGGTGACGTGGCCGGCATGTATGCCTTTGACAGTACCTATTTTTACTATTGTTTTGCTAACTATGACGGAAGCAGTGTGATCTGGGCCCAGGTTACTCAAATTGCCAACATCACTACTCCTAGTATCAACTTTGGCACAACAAATGTAACTATCCCATCGTCGGGCGGTAATGTGCTGGTCACTGTGGCTGGCACTGCCAACGTAGCCACTTTCACAGATCAAGGTATACGTGTAAGCGGATCGGTTTCTGCCACCGGGAATGTAAACGCAGGAAATTTAATAACTACCGGAATAGTTAATTCCAGTGGCAACATCACAGGTGCTTATTTCTTTGGTAATGCATCTACCATGGCTGGAATTCCGGCTGCTTATAGCAATGCCAATGTTGTTGCCTATGCCGAAGGTGGCATTGTGGCCAATCTTATTCCTTACGGAAACGCTATCTACAGTCTAGGTAACGTGGATAATTTCTGGAAAGATCTGTACCTCAGCAACAGTTCAATTTATCTTGGCAACGTGGTTATCAATGAAGGTTCTACTGGCGGACTTCAGGTTGATGGACAAGAAGTGGTCACAGCCAATACTGCTATTGCTGGTGATATTACTACCACTGGAAATGTATCTGGCGATTACTTCTTAGGCAATGGTGCATTTTTAACTGGCGTGGTTGTTGCAGGAGGCGCAGGTGCCACTGGAGCAACAGGTCTTACTGGCGCCACTGGCACAACCGGCCTTCAAGGTGCAACAGGCACAACAGGGTTAACTGGTGCAACTGGCACAGCAGGTACTAATGGATCTACAGGATTAACTGGTGCAACTGGGCCAGCTGGACTTGACGGAGTATCCGGGGTCAATGGCGCCAATGGTGCTAATGGTGCAACTGGACTTACTGGTACTACTGGTCTCACTGGTGCTACTGGCACCGCAGGCGCAACTGGCGCAGGTACAACTGGAGCAACTGGCGTAGGCGCAACTGGCCCTGCCGGTGCAACTGGTATTACAGGAGCAACTGGTCTCACTGGTGCTACTGGCACCGCAGGCGCAACTGGCGTAGGCGCAACTGGCCCTACCGGTGCAACTGGACCAAGTGGCGGTCCTGTAGGAGCAACTGGCCTGCAAGGTGCAACTGGCACTGGTGTACTAAACGGAGACATGACTGGTAACATCAATGGTCAAGGTTACAGCATCAGTAATACTGCTAATATATCCACTGCAAATTTATCAGTCACTGGTGCAGTTAATTTAAATTCTAGCAGTACCACAGTACCCGGAGTTCAAGTTGGCAGTTACATCTCTGGTCAAAGTGGTCAAAAATTAAACATACTAAATCAGTCAAATGGAATATATCTAGCCGGTGGTGGATCATCTGATATTGACATAACCAGTAGCTATGTGACCATAGGTAGTGGTCCTGGATTTAGTTTTAATCTTTATTCAAACAATGTTACTTTTTACAATAGTCCAAACGTAGCTGGAAACATTAACTTTACCAGCAATATTTCTTTTGCTCAAAATGTTTCTGCCATTGGTAATGTTACTGGAAATTACTTTGTAGGTAACGGTGCTTTCTTAACCGGTATATCCGGTGGTAGTGGTGGTATTGGAGCAACTGGCCCACAGGGAGCAACTGGCCCACAGGGAGCAACTGGTATCACAGGAGCAACTGGAACAGGTACCACAGGCGCAACTGGCGCAGGCACAACTGGAGCAACTGGCCCACAGGGAGCAACTGGTATCACAGGAGCAACTGGAACAGGTACCACAGGCGCAACTGGCGCAGGCACAACTGGAGCAACTGGCCCACAGGGAGCAACTGGTCCAAGTGGCGGTCCTATAGGAGCAACCGGAGCAACCGGTCCTGGCGGTGTTGGCGCAACTGGCCCTACCGGCCCAACCGGCGCAACAGGAGCAGGTGGTGTTGGCTCAACTGGATTCACTGGTGCGACTGGTCCTAGTGGCGGACCAACTGGAGCCACTGGCCCAACTGGAGCCACTGGTGTTGGCGCAACTAGCAGAACTACAGCTAATGTAAGTACTGGTAGTTTAGGCAATGCAGCTACCGCTAACGCAACAATTATTGGATACAAAGGATATAATTTATACAAAATATCCACCACAGATTCTGCTTGGGTTAGAATTTATACCAGTGATGCAGCAAGAACTGCCGACGCAAGTCGTACTCAAGGCAATGATCCAAACCCGGGTGCTGGTGTACTAGCTGAAGTAATTACCACAGGTAATCAAACCATATTGATGAGCCCAGGCGTGGTTTGTTACAACGATGAAACACCGCCCAACACTAATATTCCAGTGGCCATTACCAACAACAGTGGAAACACTGTGGCTATCACGGTTGAATTGACCATACTGCAAACTGAACTATAACATGAGTGATATCAACGAATACGTAGTCACACTGAAAAAAGGTCAGGACTGTGACTGTTTTTATGACGACATGGAAACTCCTGGTGGCACAGACTGCATTCCCGATCGTGCTGTAGAATGTGCAAATCGCAGACCCATAAGCCGTAACACTCACTATTGGTTGACTGCTGCCGAAGCCGAGGCTTTGCAAAATGATCCTAGAGTGGCCGCTGTTACCATGGGCGATATAGGACGATATGGGGTAGAACCTGTTTGGGAACAGACCGGAACCTTTAGCAAAACATCCACAGATAACACCAACGATCTAAATTGGGGAGTGTTGCGTTGCGTAGACGGCGTGCAAATTCCTGGCTGGGGCACCGACGGTACGCCAGATCAAACTGGAACAGCGCAATACAATGCCGCAGGACTTAACGTTGATGTGGTCATCATCGATGGATTCATGGACCCTACGCACCCAGAATTTGCGGTAAATTCTGACGGCACAGGGGGTACTCGTGTCAATCAATTCAATTGGTTCAGTCTCAACAGTTATCTGGGGCGACCGGCTCAAAGTCCATATGTGTATACCCCCGTTGTAGACCCCGGAAATGCTCAAAGAACTACTGACAACAATCATGGTTGTAACGTGGCCGGTATTGCCTGCGGTTCAAATTATGGTTGGGCTCGCAGTTCCAATATCTACAATATCAATCCCTATGGCACGGATCCCAACAGCATGGATTTTTTCTTGTTATGGGACTACGTCAGAGCTTTTCATGCCACCAAGCCCATAAATCCTGCCATCAATCAGCGCAACCCTACTATTTGTAATTGTAGCTATGGGCAGTTTGTCAGATGGCCAAATACCGCCACAGTGCCAGCGTTTGGTCCAGTGACCTTGGCTCGTTGGGGAGGAGTAACCAGTATCAATTCCTCAGGCTTGAGCAACGATACCTTGTTGGATCGAAGCATCTATGCTGTAGGAGGTGTGGCCACAACCAATTACTACAATCCAGCCATTGAAGCTGATGTACAGGATGCTCTCGATGATGGCATAGTGGTAGTGGGTGCAGCAGGAAATCTCAATACTGTGATCTTGTTGCCCACGGATCCCAACTATGATGGACTCGTTGGCAATCGCATCAACGCCACATACGGTGGTACAAATTACTACTGGGACATCAGCAAAGGTACCACTCCTGGATCGGTGCCCGGAGTTATCTGTGTTGGTTCCGTTGGCACAGCCAGTCAGGAATACAAGTCTAGTTTCAGCAACAATGGACCTGGCATAGATGTTTTTGCTCCCGGTTCTGATATCATGAGCAGTGTCAACAGCCCCGGCAGTTTTGGCGGTATACCGGACCCTGTGAATCCCAGCTACTGGATTACCAAACTCAGTGGAACCAGCATGTCCAGTCCGCAGGTTTGTGGCATGTTGGCCTGCCTGATGCAGAGCAATCTAAATCTAACCGCAACACAGGCCAAACAATGGATTGATTATTATTCAACCAAAAGCCAGATAACCGATACCGGCGGTGAGCAACGTGATCCTACTGCCCTGCGTGGTGCTCCAAATCAGTATCTTTTTGCTAAAAAACTGCGCCCAGACGATGGCAACACATTTCCGGTTAGTAACTTCTTTATAAGGCCCACTAGCGGCGCTGTTTGGCCTAGACCACAAATACGTAGATAAAATTGGCAATAAGTTACTTGCTTAATTTCTACTAAATATGGTATAAGGACAGAATTTTATGGCGCAACCCATCTGGATAACTGCTGCAGGTAGCTTAGGCACCATTGCCGAAGGTGTATTTTATCAGGTACCGTTGCAGGCCTATGAGCCCGATACCGAGGAAACAGTATATTTTGAAATAATTGCCGGGCAATTACCAGCTGGCGTACAAATTTCAACCAATGGATTACTAGCCGGAATACCCAGGGCAATTGCCAATGTGCAAGGAGTGCCCAAAGAAGTCAGCCGAGATGTTACCAGCAAGTTTGCTGTCAGAGCTTATACCACGATCACCATTGCTGGCAAAACTGTGGTCAATCGTTTGGCTGACAGAACATTTACATTAACAGTCACCGGTCAAGATGCTCCAGTGTTCACAACCCCAGCTGGTAACATAGCATCATACTACGACGGTAGTGTTGTCGCAGGATTACAAATTGGTTACACTGACACTGATCCGGACGACATTGTATTTGTGCGTTTGATTTCAGGCAGTTTACCACCGGGATTGACCATCAGTCGTACTGGGTTAATTTCTGGATTTACTGATCCCTACACTGCCATTGGCGAGCCAGCAGGCTTTAGTCGTACCGATCAAGGTTACGATCAATTTCCGTTTGACTTTACTACCTTGGCTGGCAATGCCACTTACGAATTTATGTTAGAAGTTACTGACGGCAAAACGGCCAACGTACGAACTTTTAACATTGCAGTTTACAGTCGCAACAGTCTCACAGCAGACAATACCACAATAACTGCCGACAACACATTTATCACTGCAGATGGCACACCGGTTAGAATTCCTATTATCACTACCCCCGAAGGCAGTATTGGAGTTACTAGAAGCGACAACTTCTTTGCCTTCCAGTTTATTGGCATGGACTTGGATGGTGATCAATATCGTTTTGTTTTAAACGGTGATGACAGTTCGGGTGTGCCGGGATTAACATTAGATCCAGTTACTGGTTGGTACTATGGATACATTCCCAATCTAGGACTCACTGAAACTATTTACAATTTCAGCATACAAGTTTATAAACTAGACAATCCAACGTATATCAGTAATCCGTATGATTACAGCCTAACAGTGACCGGTCCTATCAACAGTGAAATTCAGTGGGTGACTCCAACTAATCTTGGAACCATTGTCAATGGCTCAACTAGCACACTGTATGTCAAAGCAATTAGTGTAAGCGGATTAGAATTGCAATATCAATTGTTATCAGGCAGTGCCAGTAGCTTGCCACAAGGGTTGCAATTGTTACCATCTGGAGACATTGCCGGGCGTTGTAGTTTTGACACATTTACCTTGGACACAGGAACTACCACGTTTGATGTGTCACCACAGAACGGTATTGATACACCTACTACCTTTGATTTAAGATTTTATTTCACTGTGCAAGTTACCAGTATCAACAATATTGTCAATGTTACCAAACAATTTTACATTACTGTGGTGCGTTTGTACAACGAGCCATACGAAAATCTTTATATTCAGGCCATGCCACCAGCTGATGATCGAGCACTAATCAACGGCTTGTTGCAAAATGCCAGTATATTTCCACAAAGTCTTTTGTATCGACCCACTGATCCAAATTTTGGCGTGTCAACACGTGTGATTTATAATCATGCCTTTGGACTTACTAGCAGTACCTTGGAAGAATACTACAGCAGTTTGTATGAAAATCATTACTGGAAAAATTTAACATTGGGCGAAATAGAAGTGGCTCAGGCTACCAATGCTGCCGGCGAAGTAATTTATGAGGTAGTTTACAGTCGAGTTATTGATAATTTACTAAATGATGCCGGGCAAAGCGTGAGTAAACAAGTTACCCTGCCATATCCAATCACCGAAGCTGACAGCACTGAAGTTAGTGTGGTTTACCCTAATAGTTTAATTAACATGCGTGACCAAGTCATTGACACAGTGGGGCAAATTGGAAATATTTTACCAACATGGATGCTGAGCAAACAAGCCAATGGACGTGTGCTGGGATTTACTCCCAGCTGGGTCATAGCCTATGCCAAGCCTGGAAAGGGCGCACAGCTGGCATATAATATCACGTCAGCAATTGGCAACACCCTAAATCTAATAGATTTTGAAGTAGACCGTTATGAATTAGATCGATTGTTAAGTAAAAATTGGAATCCAGCAACCGACGAATGGGTGCCATCACCACCTAGTTACACCACTTTTGACGTTAATCTTATCATTCCGTCCAGTTGGACCAATGCATCGAATCAAACAGTTCAATGGATTAACAGTTCTACCAGTGTAGTTGCCTGGTACAGCAGTGAATTTAGTACCCCAACCACATTTGATGGCAACAGCATGATGTTTATTGATCCTGTTGACATGTACACCAACACCACAGAATACGATAAATATCTCGTATTCCCAAAACGCACAATATTAGGATAACCAATGTCAGTACCATATACGTTTGCCAATCAATCAGGTAACATTCCGCTAAGTGAGCTGGATGCTAACTTTTCAACTTTATCCAGTGCTGTACCACCTTATGCTAATGCTGCTGGTACTGCTACAACTGCAATCACAGCGCAGACTGCTGCAACAGTTACAAACAATGCTCAACCATCAATAACTTCGGTAGGTACGCTGACATCAGTATCAGTTTCTGGCAACGTAAGCACCAGCGAATTTTTCTTGGGCAATGGTAGTTTATTAACCGGCCTACAAAGTCAATCGGCTGCTAGTTTGTTGATTGGTAACACATTGAGCAGCAATGTGCTATTCAGTAGTTTGACCACCGTTGGAAACTTGGCAAATCTCAGTGTCACAGGCAATGTCAACGTGACTGGCAATGTGACCGGCAACTATGTTCTTGGTAACGGTAGTTTGTTAACTGGTATTGTGACCAGCAGTAATGCTTCAAACATAACCGGAAACACCTTAAGCAGTAATGTGTTGTTTAGTAGTTTGACCACCGTTGGTACGCTAGCAAATCTCAGTGTTGCTGGCAATGTAACTGCTCCATATTTTATTGGTAACGGTAGTTTACTCACCGGAGTGAGTCCAGGCGCCACCGGAGCAAGTGGACTAACTGGAGCTACTGGCTTACAAGGCACCACTGGATTTCAGGGTGCAACCGGTACTCCTGGTCTAACAGGCTTTGTTGGTGCCACTGGTTTACAAGGCGCCACCGGAATTGGTGCTACAGGTGCAAGTGGTATTATTGGCCTACGGGGCGCCACCGGACCAGACGGTATTCAAGGACCACAAGGTGATCCTGGACTGATTGGTGCCACAGGAGCAAGTGGTTTAACAGGAGCCACAGGGTTAACTGGGGCCACTGGACCTGGATACACTTTACAATCATCCACCACTGTGGCTATGAACCTAGGCCTAGTGACCTTTACTACCAATTTGACTGCATCCACCCAGTCTGCTTATACCGGTGGTGTACGAGTTCGAGCTCTGCAAGGTGTTGGACCAACCATATTTTTAGAAGGTATAATCTCCAGTTTCAGCGGCACCAGTTTGACATTGATAGTTGATACCTTGTCAGGATCAGGGTCGCAACCAGGTCCATGGAATTTTACACTACAGGGTAACCAAGGCGCCACAGGTGCCAGTGGACTGTCTGGTGCCACAGGCCTAGGATATGCGCTCAACAGTTTATCAAATGTAGAAATAACCCTGGCTTCTAATAGAACATTTACCACAACATTTAATACCAATTTAAGTGCGTACTTCACCAACATGCGAATTCGTGCCAGTGCCACACTCGACGAAGATGCTTTCATAGATGGTATTATTCAATCAATCAGCGGAACCACCCTAGTGATAGATCCGCAACTAATCAGTGGCTCTGGTTATTATGATGATTGGAAGTTCAGTGTAGTTGGATTGCAGGGTGCCACTGGATTGACTGGAGCTACAGGACAAGCCATTACTGGACCAGGATATGCCGGATTAACAAGTTCAACAACAAAAACACTATCAGCACCAGCGACACTTGCATTTGTTACCAATGTCAATACTGCTAACACTGCATATATTGTAGGTGATCGCGTAAGAGTAATTGACAGCGGCACCTACGTCTATTGGGCAGAAGGTCAATTGGTATTGGCATCGGGCACTGATTTTTGGATTGACGCAGATATTGTAAGCACTGCGGGCAATGGATATACCGGCAACAGTTGGAACTTTTCCATTGCGGGCTTGCAAGGAGCTAGCGGACTGACCGGAGCCACTGGGTCCGGTGCAACTGGATTGACTGGCGCAACTGGCATTGGAGCCACTGGATTTGATGGAGCTACTGGTTTAACTGGTAGTACTGGACCACAAGGAACCATAGGTGCTACTGGAGCAAGTGGTATACAAGGAACCATAGGTGCAACCGGTGCCTCTGGATTAACAGGATCAACAGGTGCCACTGGTGCATTCACCGGGGTGCTGACTGCCAACATGGATGGCATGGGTTACAGTGTTTCAAACATTGGCACATTCCAAGCTGGTAATTTGTCAATGACCGGCAATATTACTTCTATTGGATTTATCAGTGCTGCTGGCAATGTGTTGACTGCAAACAGTTTGGTCATCGCTGGCGGAGTAGGTGGCGACATCACCGGCGCCAATGTTGTTACGGCAAATGTATTCTCTGCATCTGGCACAATTACAGGTGGCGGATTTACAAGCACTGGACTAATAAGCACCACTGGCAATGTTGTTAGTGGTAATGTTCGAACAGGATACATATCAACCACAGGCAACATTGAAGGTAGTGGTGTCGGTACCTCTAACATTGAACGTTTTAACATTGGTTTTAGTTTTCCAGGCACTGGAGGATTTACCACTTTGTCCACTTCGAGCAATTATAATGCATATGGCAATGTTATAATTGTTAATCCAGCTATTTTTACAGTATCTGTGTTCACGGCCAGTGCATTGACCGCTATCACTGGTTCCACAGGTGCAATTGCATCAGTTTCTAACAGCCCAACATCGGGCGGAAGATTAGCATTTTGGGACACCACAAACAGCCGCTGGAGTTATGTAAGTGACAATTCTGCAGTTTAACATTAAAAAATAACAATGGACATAATAGGAGTTACATTCAACGGCGGCGTAACGGTTTCTACCAGTACAACAGTTGGAAAATTATATGCCTGGGGTTATAACGGAATTTATGGTCAATTAGGACTAGGTGATCTAGTAAGTCGCTCCGAGCCAACACAAGTAGGTAGCGGAGCATGGACACAAGTAGCCAGTGGCAAAAATGGGCAAAGTTTATTCTCTGGCGCTGTTGCCAACGACGGCACCTTATGGACTTGGGGTAACAATGCCAGTGGAGCACTCGGACAAGGTAGTTATTCTGGTAACAACTGCTCGTCCCCTGTACAGGTTGGTACATTGGCCACCTGGAGTAAAATATCCATGGGAAATAACTGTGGTTTTGCAATCAAAACCAATGGCACACTTTGGGCCTGGGGCGGGGGTGCCAATGGACAACTGGGTCTTAATAATCAATCTGACTATGCCTCACCAAAACAAGTTGGCACACAAACCAACTGGGCACAGATTGAAGGCACTGCCGGACGATCGACTTTTGCGGTCAAGGCCGATGGCACACTATGGTCTTGGGGTAATAATTTTAACGGACAACTGGGTCAAAACACCGCAGGTTCCCTTGCTCAACGCAGTAGCCCAGTACAGGTTGGGTCGTTAAACAATTGGTCTCAGGTTGCCGCTTGCGATGGCCAAGGAGCCATGGCTGTTAAAACCGACGGTACCTTGTGGGGCTGGGGTCGAAACACTCAAGGACAATTAGCACAAGGCGATCTTATAAATCGATCTAGTCCAGTACAAATTGGTTTACAAACCAACTGGGACAAAGTAGCGGTATCCACTCAAGATACTATGGTCACAGCTGCTATCAAAACCGACGGCACTTTGTGGACCTGGGGACCCGGCAGCAATATGCTGGGACAAGGAGCCGGTGTTGGTGTACTTACTAGTCCTGTACAAGTTGGTGCCCAAAACAACTGGGCTCAGATCTGTTGCGGGCGTTATCATATGTTGGCTGTTAAAACTGATGGAACATTATGGGCCTGGGGCAGCAATAGCAATGGACAATTGGGCACTAACTCGTTGGTTACCACTAACAGCCCTGTACAAGTAGGAGTACTTACTGAGTGGCAGTCTGCTGATCGAGGCTCATTGGCAGCAGGATGGGGCGAAAGTTTTGCCATAACAAAAATCACAGGAGTATACGTATATCCAGTGCAACTTACTCAAGTAACCGGAACTCCATAATTTCGGTAAATATAAAGAAGTAAAAAATCTTAATATCTATGGTTAAACACCATAAATATCTTGGTAAAAATTAGGACAACTTATGACCAGTGCAATTAACCCAAACAACATCGACGGTGCTTACCCAGTAGCCGGACAAGATAACAATTCACAAGGATTTCGTGATAATTTTACCAACACGAAAACCAACTTTGAATACGCCGCAGAAGAAATTACAGATCTGCAAAACAAAGCTGTTCTCAAAGCCGCACTAACTGGCGGCACTCTTAACAACAACATGCTAGGCAGTGTGTTAAGCAATGTACAACTTCAAGATGTTAGCGAAACCAGAGTTGCACTAGGAACACTCAGCGGTTCTGTAACAATTAACTATGCCGCAGGCAGTGTTCAAACTGTAACTACCAATGGTGCCATCAGCTTGGCATTTACAAATTTCCCCCCATCGGGTTCTGCCGGTGTAGTATCTGTGGTAGTTACTGTCAGCAACGTAGCACACACATTAACTTTGCCTGTAGCAGTAAGTGTTAATGCTGTAGGTATTCCAGGATTGACCAACAACGTAATTACATTTGCATCCACTGGTGTTTATAGTTTTGTGTTTACTACCAGTGACGGCGGAACAACCATTGCTGTCAATCAGACCAATGAAAAAATGCAACCGTTCAACAACAGCTCAGAAGATCTGGCCAGTACCGCTGCTGTTAGTCTAGCCACTACAACCAGCTACTTTACCACTGGTGGATCTGAAACAGCTACCTTGGCTGCTGGTGTTGAAGGTCAAGTCAAAGTATTGGTTGCACAAAATGTCGTTGCTGGTAACATGACTGTAACTGTAACCAATGCAGGATGGAAAGCATCAGGCACAGGAACAATTACTTTTAATGGCAACAGTCGAGGACAAAGTACTATCGTCATGTATGTTGCTTCCAAATGGTATGTCATTGCCACAGGTCCTGACGCCAACAATACCTACCCAGTTTTGGGCTAACAGGTAGTTGACATTAGCTGAACTTTGTTGTAAACTGTAGCAATGGAACATCCATTGATAACAAATTTAGAACATCTTTCGGTTGATGAACTCAACACCAAGATTTCTGAACTCCATAAAAAATTAACCATAGCTTATCGTAGCGGTAATGGGTATGTGTGTGATCAAATACGCATGGCTCTGGAAAGCTATCAAGCCATGTACGATCAAAAAACACGCAAAGGGCCTACTCCGTTTGACGACGTAATAGACATCTCATGAACGTAAGATTAGAATATAGCAGTGAATTTATCAGCGGTGTTCATTGGGACAACTCCATGCTCATGAACAATTATACAATTAGGTTGTACATGATGACCAATTGTTCTGACAGTGTCAGCCAAAACATTGCCTTTGAACGATTAAAGTATTACATTTATAGTCAGCTCAATCACAGTGTTTTTATTAACCAAAACAATGAATTGGCTTTGGAAAAATATCAACAAGCTGGCATCAAAACGTTGATGTTGCCAGCCGAACCAGTTGATCAACTGTTGGGTATTATGTTATACTGTAAGCTCAATGCCATCATGGAAGGGCGCATGATCATAAACGAAATTGAAATCAGCAGTGACCTCGGTGAACGTATGATTTATCTACATGCCGCAGATGAAAATTTGGGCCCGTTTGAAGACGCCGGGTGGTGGCACAATGTTGATTTGCCATCAAGATCTACTTTAGAATCCAACAATGATAAAGTGGTTGCTATGAATAATATCAACGCTTGGCGAGAGCTCGAATTAGATTGGCCAGAGCTCACCGCATCGGCCGAAGATAATACTGTGGTGTTTGCAGAATTTGGAAAAGATGATACAAAATAAATTTGGTGAATTAGTATATTCTGAATCAGATGTGTGCGATTTGCTCATGCAAGGACAAAGCACAGTTGATTTAAAAAATTTAATTGTTGACAACACCGTGGATTTAGCCCGATTGTTAGACATATTGGATCCTGTGCCAGAATTTGTGTGTGAACAAGAACATAGCGCAACTGTGTCTGAATTTCATGCAAAGCAACAATCAAATTGGCACATGCCCAAAGAATATAAAAATGTTGACATAGCCGAGCATATTTTAAATTTGTGTACCAGTCAAGACGAATTGCAAAGATGCGGCGCAGAATTGTTAATGTATCAAGAACGAGATTTGTTTGATTTGTTACAATATCTTCGATATCTAGTCGATGTCATGCAACAAAATCAGATCATCTGGGGAGTAGGCCGCGGGAGTAGTGTGGCCAGTTACGTATTATATAAATTAGGAGTGCATCGTATTGACAGCATGTACTATGATTTAGACCCCTCAGAGTTTTTGCGTTA